CTTCTTTTTCGCAGAAAGTGAAAAAATGAGATTTTTGAAAATAAAAAAGGTGATTTAATTGGATAGAAAAGAAAAATTAATGAAGTTGGTAAATAATTCAAATGCAGATGTTATTGTACCGCTTATTGACAAGCTTTTATTCCTTGAAAATCAGCTTGAACAGCTTGAAAAGCTGCCTATGATAAAATTCAACCCCAACAACCCGGAGCAGCAGAAAACAACGCCGGCTGCAAAGCTTTATAAAGAGTTTTTACAGCAATATACAAACGTAGTCAAAATAATTTCACACGTCACCGGAGATGAAAACGAATCAGACGTTTCACCACTCCGGGAATGGGTGAAGTCAAGAGGTGTTTAACTTGTTAAAACTGTATAAAGGTGACTGCCTGGAAGTCATGAAGAATATACCGGATAAATCTGTTGACATGATTTTATGTGATTTGCCGTATGGTTTCACAGATTGCAAATGGGATTCAATTATTCCTTTTGAACCATTGTGGGAACAGTACAAAAGAATTTTAAAAATCAAAGGTGTTGCGGTTTATCAGCCGTTTACAACAAAGCTGATAAACAGCAACATTAAAGATTTTTCGCATATTTGGTACTGGAATAAAAACAATAAAACCGGCGCACTACTTGCTAAAAAACAACCTATGAGGAATATTGAGGAAATCAGCGTTTTTGTTTGCAATTCTCCGAGTAAAAATAATGAGGGTTTACACAAAAATCTAAGAAAATACTTTTTTGAGGAACTTGAAAAAAGCGGACTTAAAAGAAAAGACGTTGACGATATTTTAAATTGTCAAATGTCAAGTCATTATTTTACATGGGGACAACAATTTGCTATTCCGTCAAAAGAAAATTATGAAAAATTGCAAACTGCAACAGGTTATTTTCAAAGACCGTTTGAAGATATTCAAGCGGAATATAACTCCGGAAATATTAATAAATCAACAACGCCTTATACATACAATCCACAGGGTGTAAGAGATTTGGAAAAACCAAAAATCAAGGTTGAAACTAAAATCAATCAAGGCTCTGTTTATTCCAGTGTTAAGCCTAAAGCATATAAGCAGACAAAAACCGGTTATCCAACAACATTATTAAAATTTGACGGTTTAAATCCCAGTAGCAGCAAGCGTTTACACCCTACACAAAAGCCGGTTGAATTATGTGAATATTTAATCAAGACATATTCCAATGAGGGAGAAACAATTCTTGATAACTGCATGGGAAGTGGTTCAACTGGTGTTTCTGCTTTGAAGAATAACCGGAAATTTATCGGTATTGAACTTGATGAAAAATATTTTGACGTGGCTTGTAACCGTTTAGGTGAATACATTCTTGACGGCGAACAAAAAAAATGTGCGTAGGTTGAGAATATATGCTTATCAAAGAAAAAAAGATATGGACGCCGGATAATTCATTCTTGCTTGAATATCATGCAAGGATTGAAACTGGTGAAATAATAGTCGGTCAAGAGTTATGGCAAGAGTTAGAAAACTTAAAAGCCGATTTACTCAATGACGAGTATTATTATGATACACATGACGCATTGCTCCGTATGGATTTTATGGAAAAATGCGTAAGGCTGACAAAATCACCATTTTACAATAAACCTATGATTTTGATGTTGTGGCAAAAGGCATTTATTGAAGCTGTTTACAGTTTCAAAATGTCAGAAACAACATTCAGACGGTTTAAAAAAATCATATTGCTTATTGCAAGAAAAAATACAAAGTCTGAAACTTGCTCCGCTTTGGGATTGAGTGAATTAATTTTAGGCAATGAGGGTTCAGACATTGTTGCAAGCTCCAATGATGATATGCAAGCAAGTATCATTTATGACGCTATTGACACAATGCGAAAATTGATAGACCCGGACGATTTAGACACAAAACGAAATCAGCGGTATATCTTGAACAAAGTGACAAATAGCAAGGTGTTTAAGTTATCCGAAAGAACAAGAAATAAAGAGGGGCGCAATATTGATACTGCATTTTTGGACGAAAGTCACGAAATGAAAGAAAACATTATTGCAAAATCAATTGAGCAGTCACAAAGCTTAAAAGATGAACCTTTATTTTTCAACCTTACAACAGAGGGATTTGTGGTTGACGGTTATCTTGATAAAGAGCTTGAAAAAGCAAGAAAAGTAATTGCCGGTGAAGATGATGGTGCAGCTGCAAAACGTTTGCTGCCGTGGTTATATACACAGGACAGCGAACAGGAAATATGGCAGAACCGGGCAAGCTGGGTTAAAAGCAATCCAACTTTGGGAATCGTCAAAAAATGGGACTATCTTGATGAACAAGTAGACCTTGCAAGAAAATCAAAAGCGGACAGAATTTTTGTTTTATCAAAGGACTTTAACGTGAAACAAAATTCCGCTGAAAGCTGGCTTAATCTTGAAGATTATGACTATAAAGCTATATATGATTTAGAAGATTTTCGGGGTTGTGTTTGTATAGGTGCTGTCGATTTGTCGGAAACAACTGATTTGACTTGTGCGAAAATTCTGTTAATGAAACCGGAGGACAAGACAAAGTATATACATACTATGTATTTTATACCGGAAAGCAAAATTGAAAATTCGGACGATTGGAACGCCGGAGCAAGGTATAAGCAATGGGCGGAAAAAGGATTAATGACAATTACAGAGGGTAATGACATTGATTTAGCCGTTGTTGCTGATTGGTTTTCAATGCTTTATCAAGAATATGATATAAAGCTATGGAAATGCGGTTATGACCAACGATTTTCAAAAGATTGGTTAAACCGAATGGATAGTTACGGCTGGACTAAATCAAACGAAGATTTGATTTTGATTTTACAGAATGCCGAAACGCTGTCAAACGCTATGAAACTATGTGAAGCGGATTTTCAACATCAAATAATCAACTACAACGAAAATGAGGTTGACAAATGGTGTTTAAAAAACGCTGGAATTAAAGTTAATGACAAAGCGCAGTGTTTATGTGTAAAACAAGAAGCTGCAAAACGTATTGACGGCGCAGTCACATTGATTATTTTATATGAAATGTACCGCCGTTACCGTACAGAATTTAAGGAGATTATATTATGACGTTTCCGAAATCTTTTACAACAAATAGCTTTATTGAACAGCCGGACGGACAGTTTAAAGCAACAATTCCGGCAAGTACTCACGGACTGGGCATTAATTACCGTGTAACAAAAATGATGAGGAGAAATTCCAATCTCGATTGGGAAAATCAAGTCGCAACATTCAAAATTCTTGAAAACGGTGACTTTGAATATTATGTTTCAGAACCTTGTATCTGTAAAGTTTTGTTGGTAGGTGATGAATAAATGACAGTTTTTAAAATGGGTACGTCAGTAAAGAATTTTATCAGCGGTATTAATGCGAATTTTTCAGAAATCGTAAACAAGCTTACATATAAGCCGGTAAGTTACAAGGTTTTATATGAGGGTTCAACTGAAATACCGTCAAACAGTTCCGGCAATTCAACAACAATCACGCTGACCGACAATATAACAAAATTTGACGGTGTAATTATACAGCGTGAAAGTGCCGGAGCGTGGCAGCGGTTTGAAAGTTTAACGGTCGGTAAGGTATTCAAGGTTATGAATTGTGAATCTGACTTTGAACTGGTCGAGGGTTGTAATTTGTATATGTGTAACGTTGAAATTATTTCAACAACGCAGCTGAAATTAAATAATAACGTTTATGCCGGTGTCAAAACAACGGCTGCCGGTAGATATATGACAAGCTTTACAGATAGACCGCTTACAAAAATTATCGGTATAAAGTTAAACTGACGATAATTGTTCCACGTGGAACATTATTCTAAAATAATAAAATTATGGGAGGAAATTTTTATGGCAATCGCAAACAAGGTTGACAAGGAAACCGGCAAGGGACTTTCAACGGAAGATTATACAACCGCTGAAAAATCAAAGCTTGCTGGACTGTCAGCACCTACAAAGACCAGTTTTACAACAAATAACTGGACAACGAGCGGTGAACAGGTGACATTTACAACAGCTGCAAACGGTAAATATCCGGTTGCTGTTATGAGAGTTGACGGCAGTAATTACGGTGTTGCTCTTGTTGATGTTAAGCTGGTCGGCACAAACGTTGTCATTACAAGTGATGAAGCGTTTGCCGGTTATGTAATTCTTGTTTAAATCTTGTTTAAATCTTGTTTAAATTAGGTCAGACAATTTTGTGCTGACCGCATGAAAGGCGGTGACAATTTGGGTTGGTTGCTTGATAAATTAAGGCGAAAACCGCCTAAAAATTCAACGTATGCTGATATGTTGAACGGATTCACGCCGATTTATTCACAGTTTGGTACTGATATATACGCAAGTGACGTTGTACAACAGGCGGTAAATTGCATTGTATCAGAATTAAAAAAACTGAATCCGCAGCATATCAGAAAAAACGGTCTTGATGTATTACCGGTCAATAGTTCAATTCAAAAAGTGCTGAATGCGCCGAATGAATTAATGACAACGAGTGACTTTTTGGAAAAGGTTGTATGGCTGCTATTTCTCAATTATAACGCCTTTATTATTCCGACTTATAAGGTGTGGGAAAATGAAAAAGGTATTGAAGAAAGATATTATACCGGCTTATATCCAATAAAGCCGATACAGGTTGACTTTATACAGGACGCAAGTGACACGCTGTTTGTAAAATTTACGTTTGAAAATAACTATGAAACTACATTGCAGTATTCGGACGTTATTCACATTCGTTACAGATATTCAGTAAATGAATTTATGGGCGGTAATGAAAACGGACAGCCGGACAATGAAGCACTTTTAAAAACTCTTGATTTGAATTATCAGCTTTTACACAATTTGTCGAAAGCTATGTCAAGTAGTTGTGCGGTAAATGGTGTTGTAAAATTCAAGTCTTTAATTGATAAAGGCAAAACAGAAGCAGCCATGAAAGAGCTTGAAGAAAAGCTGAAAAATTCCGAAAGTGGATTTTTGCCGATTGATTTAAGTTCTGAATTTATACCGATACAGCGTGATATACAATTTGTAGATGAAGCAACGCTGAAATTTATTGACGAAAAAATATTACGTCATTTCGGTGTACCGCTTGCAATTCTGACCGGTGATTTTACAGCAGAACAAATGTCAGCATTTTATCAAAAGACACTTGAACCGATTATTATTTCAATGTCCCAGGCATTCACAAAAACGCTATTTACACAGCGTGAAATTTCATTCGGAAATAAGGTTCAATTCTATCCGAAAGAATTAATTTTCATGAGCATTTCACAGACTTTGGAAATGGCGAGAATTATGGGTGACAGGGGTTCGATTTATGAAAACGAATTAAGGTGTGCCTTTGGTTTACCGCCGTTGCCGGAATTAGTCGGAAAGCGTATGCAGTCTTTGAATTATGTTGACGTTGAATATGCAAAACAATATCAAACCGGCAATGGAGGGAGCGAAACAGAATGATTGAAGCAAATTTCACGGTACAGGGTGACTTGCTGGGTTTATCGTCAGAGGTGGCAAACCTTACAGGCAATGAAATAACTCTTGACGATAATTCAAAGCGAACATATAAGGACGGTACAACATTTCTTGCAGTAGATACCGGTGACTTATATATCCTTTACAAAGAAAACTGGTACAAACTGTAAAGGCGGTGAATGAATGGATAAAAAACTTTACGCTATTTTAAACAAGCGCATTAAAAGCGGTGGTGGTAGCGGTGGTACGTCCGTATATGTGCAGAATTGCACAATAAATAGTGACGGAAATTTAATTGTTACATTGTCTGACGGCAGCACAATAAACGCCGGACGTGCAAGAGGTAATGACGGTACATCACCAACTATTTCAGTAAATGAAATTGAAAACGGCGTTGAAATTTTAATTGACGGTGTGAGCGTTGCAGAAATTTATAACGGTTTACCAGGTGAAAAAGGTGAACCGGGTGTACAAGGTGAACAGGGTTTACCCGGAAATGACGGTGTATCTCCAACGATTGAAATTTATTCAAATACATCAAGCACATATCAGTTAAAAATAAATAACGCTGACGGTTCGTCATTTATTACCCCTAATCTCCGTGGTACAGGTGGAGCAACAACACGTTATTATGTGTTTGATAATGCGCTTTATACTAACTATGTTGATACAATTTATACCGTTTTTAACGGTGAATTAAAATCAATATCAGATTATATTGCTGCCGGTAGTAGTTTTTGCAGCGAAACAAATAATCATGCGCTGTATTATAATACAACCGATTTTGGTTGGAATGGTACGGCAACAAGCTTTAATGTCACACCAATGACAATTGAAAGCGGTCAGTTACTGTTATACGGATATATCACAAACAGTCTTAAAAGCGGTGAATCTATCAAATTTATTCCGTCCGGACTGGTAAGCGGTTCAACCAATCTTGAAAAGGCACAGAGCATTCAATCACTTTTAGCGGATAACAATTCAAGTATTATTTCAATAGACTTTGAATTTGTTTACGCTGTCAACGGAGTAACCGAAGCGGTAAGTCTTGATAGTGTTCCGGCTGGTGAATATTATGTTTGCTGGACTGCAACAAGTGATAACAGTAGTCCTAAAATCAATGATATTACTATTGTTTAGGAGGTGTGAAAATGTCTGAACTTTTAAAACGTTCTTACAGTTTTGAAATCAGAGCGAACGAGAACGAAAACAAAAAAATCATTACCGGCAAGCCGATAGTTTTTGAAAGTAAAACCGATTTAGGTTACTTTGATGAAATTATTGAACGTGGCGCACTTGATAAAACGGATTTATCTGACGTGAGATTTTTAGTAAATCACGATACATCAAAAATTCCGCTTGCAAGAGCAAAAGCCGGTGACGAAAATTCAACAATGAAAATTTCTGTCGATAAAGACGGAATGTCAATCAGCGTTGAACTTGACACGGAAAACAACAGCGAAGCAAGGGCGTTATATTCAGCGGTGCAGCGTGGTGATATTTCCGGAATGTCATTCATGTTTTCGATTGACGGCGAGGAATGGGAAAACCTTGAAAGCGAACACCCGACAAGGCATATAAAGTCAATCGGACAGGTTGCGGAAGTATCAGCGGTAACATTCCCGGCATACGAAGCAACGGAAATTTCAGCGAGGGACAAAAACACTCTTGACGCTGCTAAGAAAACAATTTCCAACGTGAGAAGTGATTCTCTTGAACTGGAAAAATTAAAGGCTAAGTATTTATATAATTTATAAATATTTTTTACAACAACTAAGGAGGAAAAACAACATGAGAGATTTTCTTAAAAAGCTTATTAAAGCAAAAGAGGACAAGGCAAACGAACTCAGAGCAGCTATTAAAGCGGCAGAAACAGCGGACGAAGTAAGGGCATTGGGTGAAACTCTTGATACCGTACTTTCAGAACTCCAGGACGCAAAAGACCAGCTTGCAGAGCTTGACGGCGAGGGCGAGGGCGAGGGTGACACAGGTACAAACGCCAATGAATCAGATGATTCACAGCGTTCAAACATTCCGGAGGGTGCTGAATATCGTGGTTTCAATCCGCTTGCAAGGTTTAATCAGAATGTAAAGCGTACTGCTGAAAATCCGCTTGATTCAATGGAGTACAGGCAGGCTTTTATGAAGTATGTACAGACCGGCGAATGGAATTACAGAGCAGATGAAACGCTGCTGACAAGTGACGTTGGTAAAATCATTCCTAATACAATCATGAATGAATTTATCAAGGAGCTTAAAGTTTATGGTCAGCTTTACAGCCTTGTAAGAAAGCTGAATATCAAGGGCGGTGTAGAATTCCCAATTGAGGAACTTGTACCGACTGTAACATGGATAACTGAAACAACAGTCAGCGAAACACAGGCAGTACCAAACTTTAAGAACTCTATTTCATTCGGTTATCACATTGTTGAAGCAAGAATTTCACAGTCACTTCTTTCACAGGTTGTATCGCTGCCGGTGCTTGAACAGGAAATCGCAAAGTTGCTTGCAGAAGCATTTGTGAAAGAGTTTGACAGAATTATTGTCAAGGGAACTGGAAGCGGACAGCCACTCGGAATCCTCAACGATACAAGAGTTGCAGCAGACCACAAAATTACTTTTGCTGCTGCTGATATGGCAGACTGGACAAAATTCAGAAAGAATCTGTTTGCTAAAATTCCGCTTGCATATCGTGGACAGGGTATTCTTATCATGACTGCCGGTACATGGGAATCAAACATCATGACGCTGAAAGACAGCAACAACAGACCGCTTTACCAGGAAACATATGACCCGACAACAGGTCAGCTTGAATGCCGTTTCGCTGGTAGACAGGTTGTACTTGTTGAACCGGATATCCTTGCTGATTATGATACAGCGTCAACCGGTGACGTTTGGGGAATCTATCTCAGACCACAGGACTATGCAATCAATTCTAACTTGCAGATTGGTTTCAAGCGTTGGTTTGATGATGATAAAAACAAGTATTTCAACAAGGGACTTTGTATCATGGACGGTAAGCTTGTTGACGTCAACGGCGTTTATATTCTGAAAAAGTAAGGTGATAACATGACAACTTTAAAATCATTAAAGAATCTTGTTTCGGTAATTGTCGGGGGTGATACCGCCCCGGCAGATATACCGGGTACAACTATTCCGGAAGTAATTGATTATCTTGCTGAAAATTACCCCGGCGGTGGCGGTACTATTCCAATCGGAAGTTTGACAGTTACAACGAAAGCTGGTTCAACGGTCGGTACGAGTAAGGTTACAGTAAGTCCGGCAATTACAAGCGGTAACAGCTATGTATATAAGACGGCTGCAAACGAAATCGCAGAGCCGGAATATCACGAAATTATTTCGGGTGCTACAGCCTGGGACGGCACAAGTGATATTGAGGGTGAGGACGGATATCATATTGCAATCTATGAAGTTACCGCAGAGGGTAAAGCCGTTAAATTCGGACAAGCAATCATGAATGTAAATTTAGGATAAGGAGCAATAACAATGACAGACCTTGAATTATTAAGCGAAGTGAAAAGCCGGCTGAATATTACCGGCACATACCAGGACAAAACCTTGCTGGGATATATTGACGATACAAAAAATTACATATTTGACGCCGGCGTATCACAAAGCATAATTAATTCAAGCGTTTCTGTCGGTGTTATTGTCCGGGGCGTTTCGGATTTGTGGAATTATGGCATGGGTACTGCTACATTCAGCGAGTATTTTTATCAGCGTGTTATCCAGCTCAAATACAAGGAATTTTCTCCGGAGCTGGGAGATTTGGTTATTAAATCGTATCCCGGTACTACAATCGGAACAACTCATATTGACGTTTACAGACAGTCCGAAAATCCGATTTTTCGTTATATTCTCAGTGCGTCAAGTATTGATTTACCAAAGCTTAATGATGATTTAAGCGCATGGAAAAGCTGGGACGGTGTTTCAGATATTGAAGCCGAGGACGGTTTTAAAATTTGCATTGCCGAAGTAACGCCGGAAAATTTGGCGCAAAAAGCCGGAACAACAATTGCAAATGTTAATTTGGGGTGATTTATTATGTCAAATTATAGACCGTCCGAGCCGTTCACAGTCCCTATGTTTGTTTTTATTCCACAGACTAAAACTGTTAAAGGTTCGACAAAAAAACATTATCCGGCAGAGGGTGAATTAATTTATTGCAGTTTCCGTACATTTGGCGGTACTGAAATAACATCAAATGACGTTTTAACCGTTGAAGATACAGCAACGATTGAAACATGGTACAGACCGGATATTAAATCAGACTGTATTTTACAGGACGTTGACGGCGTGAAATATGAAATATTAGGAACGCCGGAAAACATCAACAAAAGAAATCAGATTTTAAAATTTAAGGTGCGCTCTATAAGGGGTGGTGCTTAATGGCTAAGAAAAATAAAATCACGCTGCAATTTAAAGGCTTTGAAGAATATGCAGAAAGGCTTGATAAATTGGGCGGTGACTTGAAAGCAACAACCGAAAAGGCGTTGCAAAACTCACATGATTTTATAACGCCTAAAATTAAAGCTGCTATCAAAAAACATCATAGAAGCGGACTTACTGAAAAATCACTTGCAACGGACGCAAAAGTAAAATGGGAGGGTTCGACAGCAAGTATTGACATAGGTTTTAAAATCGGTGACGGCGGTTTACCGTCAATATTCTTGATGTACGGAACGCCGAGAATGAAGAAAGACCAGAATCTTTATGACAGTATTTACGGAAATAAAACTAAAAAACAAATTGCAGAATTGCAAGAAAAAACTTTTGCAAGAGCAATTCAAAAAATAATGGGAGGGTAATATGGAAGATTTGTTAATTGAAACGCTTGAAAAATTCGGTTTTCCGGTGAAGTTGCAAGGTTCACTTTTAGCAGATGAACCATACCCCGACCATTTTTTCACGTTTTGGGATAATGGTGGAACATCTCATTTTTATGATAATGATGAAACATCAATCGTTTATGACTATGATGTTAATTTTTACAGCATAAATCCGGAATGGGTTTATACAAAGCTGAGAGAAGCAAAAGCAGCGTTGAAAAAAGCTGGATTTATTGTTTCCGGTGACGGTTACACAATAGGAAGTGACGAAACAACGCATGACGGCAGAGGAATTAATGTCAAGTATCTGAAATATGTATAGAACAATGTTATACATATAGAAAAATGTTCCACGTGGAACATTATTTTGAAATAATTTTTTAGGAGGAAAATTTTTATGGCTGCTAATGAAATTTTTGAATTTCGTGGTGTCGATAACTTAGTATATGCAGAAGTTATCACAGACACAAAAGAAGCGTTTGTAACCGGTGTGGTCAAATGGTTGTCACCAGTTGCAGAAATCGGACGAACAACGTCAACATCAAGTGAATCGCATTACTACGATAACAAGCCTATGATTGTTATTTCAAGCGTTGGAGCTGATGAACTTACTCTTACTGTTGCACCTCTTGACCTTGAAACATACGCAGAAATCACAGGACAGATTTTCGACCCTAACACAGGTTCGCTTATTGAGGGTGAGAGAAACAACAAGTATTACGCTATCGGTTACAGGACAAAGGGTACTGACGGCAAGTATCGTTATGTATGGCGTTATAAGGGACAGTTTGGAATCCCGGACGAAACAAGCGCAACAGAAAATGACGGCACAGACACAAACAACACAGAGCTTACATGGACTGGTGTTCAGACTATTCACGCATTTTCAAACTTTGGAAAGAGTGCAAAGGCTCTTATTTGTGACGAACGTTATGGACGTGTCGATTTTACTACATTTTTTGATGATGTAGTTACACCGGACACAATAACTCCGAGTGCAAGTGCTAAAGCTATGGCTGCACCAGTGATATATCCAACGTCCGCAACATTCTCAAATACAATATATGTATCACTTGTAAGCGATAATGGGGACGCTACTATTTTCTATACAACAGACGGCAGCACTCCAAACGCAAGCAGCAATCAGTACAGCGAACCATTTATTGTAAGCAGCACAACTACTATCAAAGCTGTTGCAAGTAAAAATGGTTATGACGATAGTCCGGTAACAGTGAAAAAATTTGTAAAAATCTAATATAAGGCGGTGCTATACCGCCTTTAATTTCAAAATTGTGGAGGGTTAAGAAAATGGATTTAAAGCTTAATATCTATGATGTGACAGGAAAGAAAATCGAAAAAACTTACACAGCGTCAGAATTTGACCTTATGTGGGGTACAATGGAAGATTTATTAAACGCTGTTGACCTTGACAAAATTAATGATGATGTTGCGGTTGGAAAAATGGTGCTTAAAGTGTTACCACAGATTAAACCGCTGTTTAAACAGGTTTTTGACGGTCTGACAGATGATGAACTGAAAAGAACCAAAGTCAAGGAGCTTACTCCGGTTTTCGTTAAAGTCTTTAAGTATTCTTTTTCTGAAATAAATATGCTGGAGGATAATTCGGGAAACTAATAGAGGACGGAGAACAGCCGTCCTTATATGACACATTTTTTGATATTTCTGTAAGTCTTTGTGAACGTTTTCACAGCTTAGACCCTATCAAAATAAGAAGTTATCCGATACATGAAGTTATTTTGCTTATGTTAAGGCTTGTAAAGCATGACAAAAAGCAGACCAAAAAGAAAAAACGCATACGAAAACCAGCCGGTGACAATTGGTTTTAAGGTGGTGAAATCATGGCTAACAACAACGAGAGTACAACAAAATTCAAAGCCGATATTTCAGAATTAAAGTCAGCATTTCAAGAAGCTCAAAGAGCTGTAAAAGTTGCAAATTCTGAATTTAAAGCAGCAACCGCCGGTATGGACGATTGGAGCAATACGGCTGACGGACTTTCAGCCAAAATCAAACAGTTAAATTCTGTTTTAGACGGCGAAAAGAAAAAGCTGTCAAGTCTTGAAGAACAATACAAACTTACAGCACGTGAACAGGGCGAAAACTCAAAAGGCGCACAGGAATTATTAATAAAGCTTAATAATCAAAAAGCAGTAGTAGCCAAAGTTGAAAAAGAGTTAAAAGGCTATGAAGATAAATTAAGTGACATTGATGATGAATCCGGTGACGCTGAAAAAAGCCTTGACAAAGTATCAGACGAAATCAAAGAAACCGGTGACGAAGCCGAAAAATCGGGCGGTAAATTAAAAGGTTTTTTAGGTGCAATTGGTAAAGGTGTAATCGGCGGTATTGGTGCAGCTGTTACCGGTCTTGCTGGCGGTTTAATGGCAGCGTCAGAAAGTTCAAAAGAATTTAATGACAATATGTCAAAATTAAGTGCTGCTGCAAAAGACGCTGGATATTCAACTGAATTTGCGGAAAAAAGTTTTCAGAATATGTACGGAATATTAGGTGACGAAACGGCAGCTAATACAACCGTATCAAATTTCATGGCTATGGAAACAAGTCAAGAAAACTTAAACAGCTTGTTAAATTCGTCCGCTGGTATTTGGGCGAAATATGGTGATAGTATTCCGCTTGACGGTCTTGCAGAATCCGTAAATGAAACCGCAAAAGTCGGACAAATAACCGGTAATTTGGCAGACGCTTTAAACTGGGCTGGCATTTCCGAAGATGAATTTAATGAAAAATTATCGTCATTAAGTACAGAACAGGAAAGACAGCAGTTAATTGTTGACACTCTTAATTCTGAATACGGCGAACTTGGTAAACAGTACAAAGAAAACAATTCAGCTGTAATTGATTTGAATACTGCACAGCTGGAAATGAAAGACAGTATAGCAGCAATAGGAACGGCGTTCACGCCGGTTCTTGCTATGTTTACACAATTCGGAGCTGGGGTGTTGTCAAGCATTGTTCCGGACGTTGAAAACCTGGGAGCAGCGTTTTCAGACCTTGCAAGCGGAGCAGACGGAGCAGAAGAAAAAATAGGCGGTGCAGTTTCCAATATTTTAAATACCTTAATTTCAACCGTTGTAAATATGTTACCGCAAATTGCAACAATGGGCGTGACTATTATTCAAGGTTTAATGTCGGGAATAACTGAAAATGCAAGTCAAATTTTATCAGCTGTAAGTGAAATTATTATGACGCTTGCAGACGGTATTGTCACGCTTGCTCCGCAGATTTTAACAAGTGTAATACAAATTGTTATGCAGATAGCACAGCAATTAATACAGCTTGCTCCACAGCTTTTAAATGCTGCTATACAGCTGTTTCAAGGACTTGTAGACGCATTAATGAAGCTTGATTTAGGACAGATGATTACACAATTAATCACATCATTATGTCAAATGCTGATTAATTCTATTCCACAGCTTTTAAATGCTGCTATTGATTTGTTCATGTCAATTCTTGACGCTATACCGCAATTAATTACAAGTCTATTACAGCAATTGCCGACAATAATAAACACAATTTCAAACCTATTGACAAATTCTATTCCGCAGATTATGAACGCTGCTATAACTTTGTTAATGGGTATTGTTGACGCATTACCGACAATTATTCAAGCACTTGTAGACGCATTACCGGGCATTATAACGGCTTTAATTGACTTTTTCATAAACAATTACCCGGTATTCTTACAAGCTGCTATACAGCTTTTTATGGCACTTGTAAAGGCTATACCGACTATTGTTGTAGAACTGCTGAAAGCTATACCGGAAATAATCAAAGCTATCATGAAAGGCTTATCGGGTTTACCTAATAAGCTGAAAACGTTCTTTGTTAATATATGGAAGTCAATCAAAAAAGTATTTGAACCGGCTGCAAAGTGGTTTAAGGATAAATTCAAAGCTGCATTTGACGGTATAAAAAGTATTTGGGATTCCGTGGCTGGATTCTTTTCTGACATTTGGAGCAGCATAACCGACACATTTTCAAGCGTTGGTAGCTGGTTTAGTGATAAGTTTTCAAGTGCTGTTGACGGTATAAAATCAGCATTTTCAAGTGTAAGTAACTTTTTCAAAGATATTTGGAACGGAATTAAGGATATTTTCAGTAACGTTGCTGACTGGTTCGGTGATGTATTTGACGGTGCGGTTAAAGTTATTAAAGCTCCTATAAACTGGGTTATTGACGCTTTAAACTTTATGATTGACGCATTAAATAGTATATCTTTTGATGTTCCCGACTTTGTACCAGGTATAGGCGGTAAACACTTTGGTTTAGATATTCCAAATATTCCGCAACTTGCTAAAGGCGGTATTGTAACTAAACATACACTTGCAGAAATAGGCGAAAACAACAAAAAAGAAGCGGTATTACCGCTTGAAAGTAATTTAGGCTGGATAAAGTTACTGGCTGGTAAATTATCAGATGAATTGAAAAGCGTTTCAAACGTAAATTCAAGTCATAATAATTCAAGCGTTGTCAATAATTTCTATCAGACAAACAACAGTCCAAAGTCATTAAGTAGACTTGAAATTTACAGGCAGTCAAAAAATCTGTTGTCAATGAAAGGGGTTTAATCAATGTTTAATTTGAGTGTCAAAAATGCCAAAGGCGAAATATTAGATTTAACTAATGACCGCCGGTATGACTTGTATAATATTGACGGATTGAACCCCACTCCGGCAACGTTGAATTTTTCACAGCTTGCAAATTATGACGGCTCAATTTATAACAGCGGTCAGCTGGGAAACAGAAACATAGTTTTATACATAAAAATTCACAATGACGCTGAAAGCAACAGAATCAATCTGTATAAATATTTTCAGCTTAAAAAAATGATTCGTATTTTTTACGAAAACAATACAAGAAGTGTTTACATTGACGGATATGTGGAAACCTTTGAAACTGAATATTTCAGCATGAATGAGGTTGTACAAATTTCAATCATTTGCCCCAATCCTTATTGGAAAGCAGACGAAGAAACACAGATTGATTTTTCAAACACAATTGACTTGTTTGAATTTCCGTTTAGCATTCCGGAAGAGGGTATTGAATTTAGCCGGATTGAATATATCACAACGGCTTATATCAATAATGGCGAAATTGAAACCGGTATTACGATTGAATTTAGAGCAAACGCAAGTCAGATATTAAACCCTAAATTTATCAATCGAACTACACAAGAATATTTTGCATTAAATTTTGATATGAACGCCGGTGATATTATCCGGGTAAATACACGCCGGGGCGAAAAGTCGGTTATGCTGATTCGTGACGGCGTTGAAACAAACATTATAAACGATATGCAGACCGGCTCAAAATGGGTACATTTAGCACCTGGACTGAATGAATTATCGTATGAATGTGACGAGGGACAAGCGAATTTAACCGTTTATGTATTTGCTACAAAATGTTATGAGGGGGTTTAAACATGGAATTATATGTCACGAATAAATCCCTTGAAACTATCGGAATTATTGACGCTTTTAATTCATCAATTTGGACAAGGCGGTATTTTTCCGCTGGTGATTTTGAATTGTATTTGCCGGCTACAACGAAAAATATTATCTTGTTACAGGCTGGGAATTATGTTTATAGATTAGATGATGAAACAGTAATGATAATTGAAAAAATCCGTATTTCAACAGACTATGAAAACGGAAATTATTTAACCGTTTCCGGACGCAGCCTTGAAAGCATACTTAAAAGAAGAATTGTTTGGAAACAAACATATTTCGGGGGAGCGTTTGAAGATTTAATTTATAAGCTGATAAATGAAAATGCTATAAATCCGACTGATTCAAACCGAAAAATCAGTAATTTAATGCTGGCTGATAAGCCGGGTATTACATCATTAATCGGTAAACAGCTGACAGGAACAAACTTGTATGACGCAATTGTGGACGCTTGCACGGCTTATGAAATCGGCTGGAAAATCACATTAAACAGTGATAAAAAGTTTGTATTTTCGCTGTATAAAGGCGTTGACCGTTCATATAATCAAAGCGAAAATCCTTATGTTGTTTTTTCTCCAGGCTTTGATAATTTGATAAATTCCAACTATGAAAGTGATGTATCAAATTATGCTAATGTTGCACTTGTTGCCGGTGAGGGTGAGGGAAAAGACCGAAAAACAACCACAGTAAATAAAGGCTCAAATATAAAAGACCTTGACCGCTTTGAAATTTTTGTTGACGCTAAAGACGTAAGCAGCAACACAGAAGAACCTATGACAACAACAGAATATTACAGCGCATTAGGTGACAGGGGAAGTGAAAAGCTGGGTGAAACTGTTGTGACAAGTGCGTTTGAGGGCGAACTTGAAACAACAAATACATTTACATATAAGCGTGACTGGAATGTTGGTGACGTTGTACAGATTGAAAATGAATACGGAATGACGGCAACATCAAGGATAATTGAAATCATTGAAAGTGAAGATACAAGCGGTCGAAGTCTGATTCCAACGTTTGGTACATGGGAGGTTTAATAATGGCTATAAAAAGCGGATATTTTAACAGCGTAAACGGTGACAGAAAATATAATGCCGAAGATATGTCACATTATTTTGACGGACTTATCAGCAACGGAATTTATGAAAGTATCGGTGATAAATTCCATGTTACGCCGGGCGGTAATATGTCTGTAAATGTGGGTACTGGTAGAGCTATGATTGATTGTCATTGGATAAAAAGTGATTCAATCGTAAACATGGAAATAAGTGCTGCTGATGTGCAGTTAAACCGCAGGGATTGTATAGTTATCAAGCTTGACATGACAGCGAGAGCAATGACGCTTGAAAAAATAGAGGGAGTTCCCGGAAATCCAGCTCCATTACCGGTATTTAACGATACCGAAACGGTAAAATATTTGTGGGTTGCGTCCGTTTATATTCCGGCTGGTATGACAACGGTAACACAAAGCAGAATAACAGATATGAGGGGCAAAGCACGTTGTCCGTATGTCACAGGACTTATTAAACAGGTTGACACGTCACAGCTTTTTGCACAATGGCAAGACGCTTGTCAAAGCTATTACAACAGCATGACGGCAGAAATGACCGCATATTTTGAACATATGAAAAGCAGCTATGAAGATTGGTTCGGCACATTAACTGACACATTAACGATTGATACTTACATACAGAAGTATCAGAACAGTTATATTACTGATACTGAAACAGCTGAATTAAATATCGGCATTGCTGAATATGACAGCAACAAAGATATTTTATCGGTAAATATAAACGGCGTTTTGTTTATCGAAAATGAAGAATACACAATATCCGGTACAGGTTCAACGGCTAAAATCATTTTGAACAATACAATTAAGCCGGATAACAGAATCACTTTTATTGTTTTAAAATCAAAAATTGGTTCGTCAACCGTCTGATTATTCAGACGGTTTTTTCAACAGTTTCAACATAGTTTTCAACATTTCAACAGTTTCAACTTTTCAACATTCAACATAATTCAACAATTTTTCAACAGGTTTTCAACACATTTCAACAGTTGAAAAATTCAGTAGTTACGGCGTTTAAAGCACTTTTCAACAGTTTCAACCGCCCCTACTACTATAAATATAATATATTATTATATATAAAACAGCTGCAAAGAAAAAACACTCTATTAAGAGTGTTTTTCAATGAAATCTGCTATTGCTTGTTTATCAAGCTTTTCTCCATTTGGTGAAAATGGGTCGGTGCTTATTCTGCTTAAATCTTTTAAAGCGGATTCAGCAGCGTTTTCAACGTTTTCACGTTTCCAAAACTTTAAGCAATCCTCATAAAACCTTTTTAAAATCTCCGTTGTTTCTTGATAATTTTTCATTTTTATTATTCCTCCTTGATTGGTATATATTAATTATAACTCAAAAGATGTACAAAGTCAACAAAAAACATAAATAAACTTTGGTTATTTTGCGAATTGTTTTTATATCTCAAATGCTGTATAATATAATCACAGGGTTGAGATAAACCCCAAAAATTAAGAAATCGAGGTAAATAAAAATGAACAGAGTTTACACAATGACAAAGGCAGCATATGAAAATGGTATGGACTGGGACGAAGCAATTTACAACGGCGAAATCGAAACAGTCAAGGAATTTGACACGATTGAAGAAGCACTTGATTATTTTGAAAATGAACTTGGTGCAGATTCAGAAAAATACGGTGTTGAATAAAATCAAAAAAATCCCCCTCAATCGAGGGGGTTTTCTTTTTCCCATTCGTCAAATGTTCTGTAATCATTTTCTTTTCTGATTTTTTCTATTTCGGCTTTTTCTTTTTCGCTTAATGCGTCTGATTCAATCAATAATTCTTGATGTATTTCATCAATCTGTTTTTGTATGCTGTCAAGCTGCTGCAACAGTCTTTCATATTTCTGTTTATCAATCATTGTATATATCACCCCTTGAACCGATTTTTTCAACTTTGATTATGTCAAAATCATGTGTATATATTACCCTGTAATCATTTACCCTTAAACGGTATAAGTCATTATATCCCTTTAGTTTTATTATATTCCCCTCCGGTATTTTTTCAATAGCTGTAATAATTTGTTCCCTTTTAGGCTTATGCAGCTTTTTCAAATATTTATAAGCCTGTTTTGAATATTTTATATCCATGTTTTCACCCCTTTAAATATATTATATCTCAAATGCTGTATAAAATCAACAAGAAAATTAATAAATCTTTGTATAGTTTAACGATTGACTTTATAACTCAATTGATGTATAATAATATCATAAGGTTAAGACAAACACGGAGGTAAATAAAAATGAAAAACGGTATGACACATAAGGTAACATTTGAAAAGACTGAATTTGATTACTATGAAATCTACGTTGACGGTAAAGCAGTAAAGGGCATGACAATTGATAAGAAACCAAACGGAAAGTTTGGCTGCTACGATTGCAAGGAAAAAGAATACTTCGGGGCAGATGATACAACTCTTAAAGAGTGTAAAGAATTTGCAGAAGAGCTTTTCGGATACGGATTATAAAAACCAAACAAACCGAGCCGGGCGGTAAATCCCGGCAGAAAGTGAGGAAAGTAATGAGATTTTATAACGGCAAACACATTGTTAAGCATGAGGTAATTGACGGTAACACTATTGAAACTTACATTGCATACAAAGACGGAGTGGTTTATTTGCAAATGTATATAAACTTTGTTTTAAATTCTGAAACTTGTATTGCTAATTTGAACACGGATAGAAAGGAGTAATACATAATGAAAGTTTTGGGAAAAGCGTTGTATTTGCTTTGTATGGTTTTTATATTGTGGTTTACGTTAAGTTTTCTTGAAATAGCGCATAAAAACAACTATGAAAACCCCGAATACAGCAAGTATAATTGTTTTATAATAATGACGGAGGTATTAGAATGAAATTAAAGAAAATCAGACAGGAAAACAAATTGACACAGAAAGAACTTTCTGCATTGTCCGGCGTACCAATCCGAATGATTCAGCAATACGAAATCGGAGCAAGGAACATTGACGGAGCAAGCTTGAATTATTTGTGCAGCATGGCACAGGTGCTTAACGTGAAGTTCTACGATTTAATCGAAGATGAAAATTTAATCATCAAAATCAAAGCAACGATATAAAAAGAAAACCGCCTATTATTGGCGGTTTTTCCATTTTTCATAAATCTTATAAACGGCTTGATTATACAACAGGTCTGACAAGTAATATTCTTGATGTTGTTCTAAAAATTCATTAATCAAATTACATTCCTTTTCCCCGGCTGCTTTTCTAAATTGTTCATACTCTTGTAAAATGCTCATTTCCTAACCCCCTTTATAAATATATTATATCTCAATTGATGTACAAAGTAAACAAAAAAGCCTTATAAACTTTGGTGATTATGTCAATAGACAAATTAACTCAAATGATGTATAATGTATACATAAGGTTAAGACAAACACGGAGGTAAATAAAAATGAAACAGTATAAAGGATATTACATTGACAACGTTATTTTTCATAACGAATCTGAAATTGACAAGCATATTGAAAACAAAGCTGTTGAAGCTTACATGATAGCCGTAGAGCTTTTCATGAAAGAATGCAGCATTGAGTATTCAATGTATGTAAATGAAAAAGCTGAAAACCTTGTTAATAATTTCGGTTACACCTGGGAACAGGTTGAAGAACTTGAAATAAAGGTTATGACAGCAGCATAAACCAAAACTAAACCGGGCGGAGCGGTTAAACTCCGCAGAAAGGATTGGTTATTATGGCAAAAATGAGTGTTAAAAAAAGAATGATAAATTTTGAATCTGAATGTTTAGAGAATGGAAAAAAGACATTAACAAAAGACGGTTATCGTGCAATTGAAATTGATAGAAATGTTTTCAATAAGATTTTTGAAAATTATTCAGATATAGCAGAGATTGAAACGGATATGCGTGACAAGCGTTTCACAGGTGTATTTTCAAGAAAATCAACCGCAAATACAAGGTTTATGGTTTTATTCACAAGTGCAAAAAGAGGTAGACCGTCAAAAAGAAATGATGAAACAGAGATAAGAAGAATGTGGAATAATATACTTAAATGCGCCAAAAACGCAAACAAATAAAAAACGCCCCTCAGAGGGCGTTTTATTTGTATTCAAGTTTGTTTATTTCCGTTCTTAATTCGTCAAGTGTGCGGTGCGTGTAGTGGTCTGTGATATCCTCTACAGCATGACCGGACAGTTTTTTAATTGCTATTTTATCACTTGATAGCTTTGATAGATAAGTTATAAATGTATGCCGTGTTTCGTGTATCGTGTGATTTTCAATAGTCCAGTATGTCCGGTTAAACTGACCATATGTCATTGCTTTACCGTCAAGCATGATTAAGTGACTATTATTCTTGTTATATCGTTTCTTAATCAGTGGATATATTTTTTCATGTATCGGGATAACTCTTATCCCGGCTGCCGTTTTGGATTTTATGACATTGATTGTTTTATTTTTCAAGTCAACGTTTTCTGTTTTCAATTCCAACAATTCAGAAATTCTCATACCGGAATAAAGCAGAATCAACGGTATATCATCAAAACGGTTTGTGTATAAATATTTCCACAGTTTATTAATTTCTGCAACCGTGAAAGGTGTTTTTTCTTTTTGTGGTTTCAAGCTGTCAACGGTGATAAAATCAGCCAAATTTTTATTTACATAGTCATATCGCATAGCATATTTATAACAGTTTGCAAGCGTCTTTTTTATCCTGGCTTGACCGGACGGCGTTTGTTGTTCAACTATACTTTCAATTTCCTCCAGCTCTATTTCAGCAATGTTTTTATTATGCAATGCAGCTAATTTTTTATATGCGCCGTTGTATTGTTCTTTTGTTCCCTCACTAAATGTTGCTTTTTCCATCATCTTTTCAAAAATGCTTTTCAAAGTATGCTTTTCAAGTTTCAGTTTTTCCGGCTGCAATAGATATTCCCTTAATGCCGTTTTAGCGTCTGTTATTTTTTCATGATAGCTTAAATATTGATATTTCTGTTTTCCGGTATCAGTCCAGCCAATAGTCACCCGGACAGCGTAAGGTCTACGCCGTTTCCCCGATAGCTTTATTATTGAGCCGTCCCCATTTCCTCTACGCATTTAAAAATCATTCCTTTTATCAATTATAAGGCTACTGACACGCTCCACAATTGATTTTAATAGTGTTGGTGGTAAAACTATACTCCAAAAGCTACAACGCCTTAAAACGGCGTTTTTTGATGTGTATTAAAACATAAAATTTTTAACAGTTAGTATAAGATAGATAACTTATTACTATATATTTCTTTTTATTATAGTAATCATTAAAATTTTTTGATGATTTTAAAATTGTTACAAGTATAAGTAAATGTAATCATCTTATACCGTAAGCTTGTAAACGGCGTATCTATGCGGTTTGCAGCGGTTGAAGATAAAAAATCATCTTATACCGTATAGCGCATTTACGGCGTTTTAGCGGTTGAAGATTGGTAAACATATTTGCCGGTATCATATAAATCTGTCATATATTCAATAGATTTTTTGCGCCCGGTATCGTTAAAGCTTAAAAATAATCTGTTGCAGTCAATCATCTGATTAACGTTGTAAACCTCTTTTATTTTCATTTTCTCATTGAGAGGTATAACAACATTCTCCGGAAATATTAATAATGACGTTGGTATTTCAAATATCTCACATAGTTTCCGGATAGTTTCCAACTTAACGTTTAATATTGCTCCGGATTCATATTTCTGCATAGTAGATAACTTTAAACCCAGCTTTTCGGCAAGTTCTGATTGAGTATATTGATTTTCAATACGCAATTTTTTAATAATTTCGCCAAAGGTCACTCAGTTCACCTCCGTTCCTATGCGATTGTATCACGTTTTTTACGCAATATACAAATTTTTTTACGGATTTAAAATACGTTGATTAATAAAAATTATCTTAATATAATTTAAAGTGTGATTTAGATTTTATAAAAAACATCTAAGTTTCTATATCAAAGTTTAGTTATTTTGTCAATAGAATTTTATAAAAAATTATGTTAGAATAGTAAACGTCAAAGGGTGACAGGCAGAAGAAAACCGAAACCGGAAGTAAACGGCAGCGGAAAACTTAAACGGCTCTAATAATGACAAGTTTGGAAGTGGTTAATTGAATGTAAAAAAACTGAAAATTAAAATGCTGGAAGTTATGACAGGTGACAGCTTTAACGAAGAATTGATGAAAGTACTCAATATATCGTTACCGACAGCAATCAGCAGATTGAAATGTGAATCAAAATTCACAACTGACGAAATAACTACTTTGAAAAAAGTTTACAATTTAACATCAAGTGAAATTGATGAAATTTTTTTCGGAGGTAGTGAAATTGAAAGTAAGTGAAGCAGCTAAAGCACTTGGAAAAAGTGAGCAATTTGTAAGGATAGGTTTACAGCGTGGAATATTACCTTTTGGATATGCTGTAAAAATGTCAAGCAAATGGACTTATCATATATCAGCACATAAGGTATATGAGTATTTAGGAAAGGTAGGTTAAATATGGCAAAATTTAAGGTTGGTGACAGAGTGAAGTGTATTCGTGCGGTTGCGAACAACAAGTATGTTATTGATAAAATCGGCACAATTGTTGAAGTTGATATCACTAATAAATTTGGAGTTGAGTTTGATGAATATGTTCATGGTCACTTTTGTTCTCTTGGTAGTAATCGCATTCATAAAGGCGGTCACTGCTGGTGGTGTAAAGAATCAGACCTTGTTAAGGTGGTTTGCAGCGAAAAAATCGTAATCACAACAGACGGTAAAACAACAACCGCTAAAATGTATGACGGCAAGGAAGTTGTTAAAACTGCAATAGCAAAATGCAGTCCGGAAGATGAATTTGATTTTGAAAGAGGAGCGTTAATTGCTTTTTCTCGTTTGGTTAATTGTGATTATCGTCTTGCTAATGATACCAATTCATTCGACTGGGACGCATTTAAGAATGACGAATTTTTCGTACAGGTAACAGCGGATAACTATGAAAGCTTTGTAAAAGAAGCTGAAAAGCATGGTTGTTTCTTTAAAAATCACGAAAATCCGAATCCATTCAAAGACGAAAAGTTGATGTTTAGTTTACGTATAACATCAAAGTATTTTGTAAAACCAGGTGATTTTTTTGCAACCTTAGATACGGTGCTTATTGGTTATAAAGATAATGTGCTTAAATTTACTGCACACGCTGTTGATAATAAGCCGGTGTACACATGGTAAATCTGTTTGAACATCAAAAGAAAGCACTTGAATTAACTGAAAATCAAAATAAATGTGCTTATTATCTTGATATGGGACTGGGTAAAACGTTTGTCGGTTCTGAAAAAATGCTGCAATTACAGGGTAAAATAAACCTTGTAATCTGCCAAAAGTCAAAGCTTGATGATTGGGTTGAACACTTTGTTGAAAACTATGGTGAATATTTCACTTATAATTTGACTGACAATAAAGAGTTTGAAAAGTTCACAAAATGGGATTTTAAGTTGTTCAATAAAAACATTATCGGCGTTATCAATTATGACTTGATTTTTCGCCGTCCGGAATTGTCAAAAATACATATTGATACAATAATGCTTGACGAAAGTTCATTGATACAAAATGAAACGTCAAAGCGTTCAAAGTTCATTTTGAACAAGCTGCAATATGACAATTGTATTTTATTGTCGGGTACTCCGACTGGCGGTAAATATGAAAAACTATGGTCACAATGTAAGTTGTTAGGGTGGAATATTTCAAAGACTACATTTTGGAATACATTCGTAAACTATCATTTTGACAATAGAAATGGTTTTCCGCTGAAAATCATTGACGGTTACAAGAACGTTGACAGACTGAAAAGAAAGCTCCGGGAGCATGGAGCAGTATTCATGAAGTCTGAGGAAGTTTTTGATTTACCGGAACAGACATTTATTGACGTTAAAGTAAATTCAACTGCTGAATATCGTAAATTTTGCAAAGATTGTATTGTTGAATACAACGGACAAGAATTTGTCGGTGATACAACATTAACAAAAATGCTTTATCAGCGTATGTTATGCGGATTTGCAAACACAAACAAAATATCCGCATATACAGACATTTTAAACAGTACAGACGATAGACTGATAGTGTTTTATAATTTCGTGAATGAATTAAAAATGCTGCTTGAAGTCACGGAAGATAGACCGGTTTCAATTGTTTCCGGTGAACAAAAGGACTTGACAGCCTATGAAAATTCAGAAAATTCAGTTACTTTTATACAGTATCAAGCCGGGGCAATGGGATTGAATTTGCAAAAGGCAAACAAAATTATATATTTTACCCCTCCACTATCGTCCGAAATCTTTGAACAGTCAAAGAAAAGAACACATAGAATCGGGCAAAACAAGACTTGTTTTTATTATCGTTTAATCTGCAAAAACAGCATTGAACAAAAGATATATAAAACGCTTGAAATGCGCCGGGACTTTACAGAAAGGTTGTTTGAAAATGCTGCTATTAAATAAAAAAGACGAGGGTTACAAAGAAACAACCGTCTATTTATTAAATACCGGTTGTTTGCTGCAAACAAATGATGATGTTGAAATAACCGAAGATATTAGACTGGCACTTGCAGCAATCGTTAAAAAAGCGCATGACGATAGAATTGACCGTCTTTGTGAAAAGTTTGGAGGTGGTAACAATAGCACAAGAAAAGAGGTACGAAACGAAAATAAAAAAGTTCCTGGAAAGCGAAAACTGTTACTTTGTAAAATTTTTCGCTAATGGTTACACAAAAAGCGGTGTACCCGACATTTTATGTTGTTGCAACGGCTATTTTGTAGGAATTGAAGTTAAAGCCGATAATGGAAAACCGTCCGAGTTGCAGAAACTTAATTGCAACCGGATAAGAGATTCCGGCGGTTTTGCCTGGATAGTTTATCCCAGCGCATTTGAAAAGCTGAAACAGCTGATAAGAGATTTAAAGCATGATAATTTTTCAAGAGAAAGCGAGCTGATTTTAAAGTAATGGCTACAATGTACGAATTGACAAGCGATTATATGGCGGTGCTTGATATGGCTAATAATCCGGATATTCCCCCGGAAGTAATAGCCGACACGTTGGAGGGTATCAGCGGAGAAATTGAGCTGAAAGCCGAAAACAGCGCAATTATTATCAAGGAACTTGAAGCGGAAATGCTTAAACTGAAAACAGAAGAAATTCGTTTAAGCAGTAGACGCAAAGCAATTGAAAACAACATTGAGGTAATAAAGCAAAGGCTTTACAACGCAATGAAACTGACTGGCAAGGAAAAATTCAAGACAACGTTTTTCAATTTCACTATTGGCAAAAATCCGGTAAAGCTGGTTATTGATGATGAAAGCTTGATACCTAAAAAATACTATGTCAAGCAAGAACCAAAGCTTGACGCTGCAAAGCTTAAAGAGGATTTAAAAGCTGGTGCAGTAAGAAAATATGCACACCTTGAACAGGGTGAAAGCCTAAGAATTAAATAGGAGGTCAAACAATGGCAAGTTTAGCAAGAAGCATAAAGAGAGCGAAGATGTTTTCGGACATGAGCGCAAAACAGAAAAAGTTAAGGCGTGAAATGTTAAGGAAAGCGAAAATTGAAAGGAAAGAAAAAAATGGCAATTAAAACATTAATTTGTGGCTTGTCCGGTACTGGTAAAAGTCGCAGCATGAAAGAATTTGCAACAGAGGGAATACCGGTTGCGGTGGTAAATCCGGTTAATAAGCCGTTACCATTCAAAAACAAATTTGAAATGCTGAACGGAGAAACCGACAGCGAAAAAATCGTTGACTTTATGAAGAATACCAAAGCGAAAGTTATTGTTGTAGATGATTTTCAGTATATTCTGTCAATACCATATATGCGCCGTGTTAAAGAATCCGGCTGGGATAAGTACAACGATTTTGCAGCTAATTACATGGAGATTATAAACGCTTGTGACGAACTGCCGGAGGACGTGACCGTTTATTTTATGACACATACCGAAGTGTTAGAGGACGGCACAGAAACGGTTAAGCTTATCGGAAAACTGCTCCGTGAAAAAATCTGCATTGAGGGACTTTTCACTATTGTTCTGAAAACCCTTGTAAATGACGGCAAATATTATTTTGTCACACAGAACAACGGCAGAGATAACACGAAAAGTCCGGAGGATATGTTCCCAACTTTTGCTATTGAGAACAACTTGAAATACGTTGACGAAAAAATCAGAAACTATTATGAAATAGGTGATTTTAAGTCAGACGAGGAAATCAAAGAAGCTGACGAAGAATCCGCAAAGCCGGAAATTGAAAAACCGGCTGCCGGCGGTCGCAGACGCAGAAAGTCAGAGGAAAAATCAAATGATGAAGAACCAAAGCGCAGAAGCAGAAAGTCGGAAGAATCTGAAAAGTCAGAGGAAACATCAAAAGATGATGAAACATCACATAATGATGAAACATCAAAAGATGATGAAAAGCCAAAACGCAGACGCAGACGCACAGAGTAATGAAAGTGAGGTTATAAATGAAGCTTGAAAAATTTGTAAAATCCGTAGGTACACACGGAGTAATCTTTGAAAACAAGGGTAAGAAGTGGCTGTTTGACGGTATAACAATGATGTTAATACCGGACACAATTTGTATCGGTCGTGCTGCTGCAATGCCGATATACATGAACCCGGAAACGTTTGACAGCTCAAACGCAGACTTGACTAAAGCTTATCTGCCGTCAGCAGACGCAAAGGCAAAAGACATTGTTCGTGTTTATGAAACTGCTGATAGTGATGAAATGGCAATATCGCAGCGTGATTTTGCGCTGATTGAATCCGGTGACGAAACACGCATTTTGTATGACAGTTATGACATTGATGAAAGTAACATTGTAGGACTGGGTGTTTATACTGGCTATGGAGAGGACGCACAGTTAATCGGAATTATTTTCGATAATGAATATTTACATATGGAAAGGGACGAAGATTAATGGATTTTTCAGAGTTTGACAAAAAGGTAAACAAGGACGAATTAAAGAAACAGATTGCAGAAGCAAAGGAAAACGGCAGCGGTGAAGATACTCCGGCTGGGTTCTATTACGGCGTTTTTGAAAAGTTTGAAATCAGAGCAACAAAGGACGGCAGACCAATGTTTTCTTGTCAATTCCGTATTCGTGGCAGCTATGAGGACGGCGAGGACATGGAAAAGCCAACAAAGAAATACGCTAAAAAATGCGTATTCATGAACCGTGTAATTTACGGTACAAAGAATGACGCTAACATGATTAATTCTTTAATCGGCTGGCTGGAAAAGCTGGAATGTGATTTTGACATTTCGTTTGAAAGCTATGAGCAGTTCAATGACTTGATTTGTGACATTGCAGAAGATATTGACGGCATTGAATTTGATATCGAATATGATGATGATAAATTCAACAGCATTTCGATTATCGGAGAAAGAGTACCATTTTAAAGGGGGTTTATATGTCAAATATTTATGATGATGTTGCTTTATTACAGGAGCAAATGAATGATGTTTTAAGCGAGCTGCCTTATAAGCTGGGGAGCAGTACAACAGACATAACAGATGATGATTTGAATTTACTTATTGACGAAGTCATTTTCGGTTATGGTAACGGCTGCACAAACAAGCCTTACGGAACTGGTAACGGATATTTTATAAATATTCCGCATTCCACAATGGCTAACTACAACAAGCAGTACTGGATTGAAAGAAGTAACAACAGGATTTGGACACGTTACCAGGAAAACGGCACTTTCAGCGATTGGGTGATGATTGGTGGAGAACAGGTTGCTGTTGGTTCAAATGTTGTTACAAACAGAACATTTAACGGAAAACAGGTTTACTGCAAAACCGTGAACATAGGCACATTTCCGGCAAGCGGTACAAAAGCAGTTGAAAGTGGTCTTACTCCGTCAGCAATACAGGTTGTTGAAATCAAAGGTAGTGCTATTGGTGATAATGACTGGCTGCCGATTCCAAACGCACACCCTACAGCAGCAAACATTATTTCCGCATATCTGAGGAATGACGGAAAAGTGATTGTTGCGGTGGGTAAAGACCGAAGCGCATTAACCGGAACAGTAAGCATTTATTACATCAATAAGGACTGATTAAATGTGCTGAATTTTTATGACTTTGAGGTATTCAAATATGATTGGCTGGTTGTTGTCATAAATCCGTTTGAACAAACTGAAAAAGTGATTGTAAATAGTGCTGATGAATTATCAGCACTATACAATCAGCATAAAGATGAAGTTTGGGTTGGTTATAACAATAAAGGTTATGACCAGTATATTTTCAAAGCTATTTTATGCGGATTCAATCCGAAAGAAGTAAATGACTATATTATCAAACAACATTGTCCGGGGTGGAGGTTTTCAGATTTATTCCGAAAATTCCCAATGCTTAACTATGATGTTATGCAAGGCAATGACGGCGGTTTAAAGTCATTAGAGGGATTCATGGGAAACAACATCAAAGAAACGTCAATCCCATTTGACATTGACCGTAAACTAACTAAAAGGGAAATACAAGAAACTATCAAATATTGTCGTCATGACGTTGAACAAACTATTGAAACGTGGTTGCAGCGTCAAGGCTCATTTGAAGCAATTATGCAGCTGATTAAGGCGTTTGAATTACCTATAACGGATATTTCAAAAACTGAAACGCAATTATCAGCTAAAATCCTGGGAGCGTCAAGGCGTGACTATGATGATGAATTTAATATTTGTTTTCCCGATACTCTTAAACTTGATAAATACAAATGTGTTTATGAATGGTTTAAGAATCCTATTAATCACAGATATAAAAAAGAAGTTATAGGCAGAAGCGGAAAGAAAAAAATAGTAAGTAATAATCTTGAAATTGATATATCTGGTGTTCCTCATATTTTCGCCTGGGGCGGTTTACATGGAGCAATACCGAAGTATCACGGTAAAGGTTATTTCTTGATGATAGACGTTACAAGCCTATATCCGTCATTAATGATTAGATACGGTTTAATTTCTCGTAGTTGTGCAGACCCGAAACAATATGAAGAAATTTACAATACCAATCTTGAAATGAAGAAAACAAAAAATCCGTTGCGCCCGGCTTATAAGCTTGTATGTAATAAAACATACGGCGGTATGAAAGATGTTAATAACGCTTTATATGACCCTCGACAGGCTAACAATGTATGTATTCACGGTCAATTGCTGCTGCTGGATTTGATTGAAAAATTAGAACCTTATTCAGAATTGATTCAGTCAAACACTGACGGTTTATTAATTAAAATGCCCGGTGCTGACACAGAGGAAAACCGGGATAAATTTTTTAATAAAATTGATAGCATTGTTTCAGAGTGGGAGAAGCGAACCGGCTTGAATATGGAGTTTGACGAATACACAGAAATATATCAAAAGGACGTCAATAATTATATTGCTATTCCGGTTGGTGATTTATATGACGAAAAAGGCAAGCCACGCTGGAAATCTAAAGGCGCATACGTTAAAAAACTCAGTAAGCTTGACTTTGATTTACCGATAATTAACGAAGCTTTAAACAATTACATGATTCACGCCGTTTCGGTTGAAACAACGATAAATGAATGTAATGAACTGATAAAATATCAGAAAATTGTGAAAGTTTCAAGCAAGTTTGAAGCTGCATACCATAACGGAAAAAAGCTTGATGAAAAATGTTTCAGAGTATTTGCAAGCCTTGATAATTCTGATAGCTATATCGGCAGAAAAAAAGCCGGCAATAAAACGGTCGAAAAATTCGGCAATACGCCGGAGAATTGTTTCATTGTAAATACGGCTGTAAACGGTGTATCAATACCGGACAAACTTGACAAGCAATGGTATATAAACCTTGCTAAAAAACGATTAAATGATTTTGGAGTTGAATAACGTGAAACTATTCAAGGGATATGTACCGACTAAAAATAAAAAATGCTTGATTAAGTTCAAAAATGCAAAATCAGAGGATTTACAGACATATAGACAAGTATCAAATTTACCGGAGTTTGCCGGGATTCTGAATACTGAAACAGTATTGATTGATGTTGACGATTATGAACAATCTGAAACATTAATGCAAATTGTTGAAGATTTACAAGTCGGCTGCCGTGTGTATGAAACATCAAGGGGAAAGCACTTTTTATTCAGAAATAGAAATCTTGAAACTTGTCGCACTCACGCCCGGTTAGCGTGTGGACTTACAGCGGATATAAAACTGGGTTGTAGAAATTCATATTCTATTCTTAAATTCAACGATAAAGAAAGAAAAATCATTTATGACATAAACGAAGATGAAGAATATGACACGCTGCCTAAATGGTTAATGCCGGTAAAATCCAACATCAATTTTTCAGAGCTGGGGGACGGTGACGGCAGAAATCAAAGTTTATTTAATTACATTCTGACGCTGCAATCAAATGATTTTACGGTTGAAGAAGCAAGGGAATGTTTATCAATAATCAATGATTATGTATTACCCGAACCGCTGTCAGAAGATGAACTGGAAACACTCAGCCGGGACGAAGCTTTTCAAAAGCCGGTGTTTTTCAACGGTAAGCAATTTTTATTTGATAAGTTTGCAACATACTTAAAAAATAAAAACCATATCAAGCGAATAAACGGACGCTTACACATTTACCGGGACGGAATATACATTGATGCCCAGGAAGAAATTGAAGCTGCCATGATTGAAAATATACCCGGCTTAAATCGTTCACGGCGTGCAGAAGTACTAAGTTATCTTGATTTATTAGTCAGAGATAATACTAAACCGGCAGCAGCTGAATACATAGCATTTAAAAACGGAATTTACAATGTAGTAACAAAAGAGTTACAACCGTTTAATGCTGATATTGTCATAACAAATAAAATCAATTATGACTATAACCCAAATGCAGAAAGTGAAATCGTTGACAAGACATTAAAAAAGCTTGCTTGTAATGATATTGATATTATCAATCTGCTTTGTGAAGCTGTTGGTTATACATTTTACCGCCGGAATGAATTAAGAAAATCATTCATGTTGACCGGTGATAAGAAAAACGGTAAATCTACTTTTCTTGCAATGCTTAAAGAATTGCTGGGAGATGATAACACGTCCGCACTTGATTTGAAAGATTTGGGTGATAGATTTTCAACAGCGTCATTATTCAATAAGCTTGCAAATATCGGTGATGATATAGGTGACGAATTTATATCCAATCCGGCTATGTTTAAAAAGGTTGTTTCCGGTGACAGAATCCGAGGGGAATTTAAAGGGCAAAAAGAATTTTTCTTCGACCCTTACTGTAAATTGTTTTTCAGCGCAAACAATATTCCGAGAATCAAGGATAAGTCCGGGGCGGTAATTGATAGATTAATAATCATACCGTTTAATGCGACATTTTCCAAAAGTGACCCGGATTATGACCCCTATATCAAGTATAAATTGATACAGCCGGAATCACTTGAATATCTGATTAAATTAGGCTTGCAAGGACTTGAAAGAGTGCTTGAAAATCAATGCTTTACAACGTCAGAAAAGGCACAAAAAGAGCTTGAAGAATATGAGATTAATAACAATCCTATCTTATTATTTTTCGCTGAAATTTCCCCGGAAACGCTGCTTAACAATCCGACTAATAAAGCATATATGAAATACAATGAATTTTGTATTGCTAACAGTTTTCAAGCTATGTCACAGATTGAGTTTTCAAAGCAAGTCAAGAAAAAATATGACTTTGATATTATTTCAAAGTCAATCAATGGTAAGAAATACCGTATTTTCGTGAAGAAAGGAAATTGAATATGACCGCAATAATTATTACCGCTATCATATGCGGTACGCTGATAATTTTAAGCAAGAAAGGAAAGTAATTATGGGTTTATGTGCAAATTGCAGAAATATAGACGGTTGTAAATCTAAGAAAGACGGTTTACAAGAATGTGCAAGCTATCAGCCGGTTAGAATACCGCCTAAATATGAAGCTCCGGAAATGCCGGAGATTAAAGAAATGGTAAATCACCCGGAGCATTATTCCGGAAAATATGAGTGCATAGATGAAATGGTTGCTTTGTTTGGTGTTGAAGCTGTAAAGCATTTCTGTATGTGCAATGTTTACAAGTACCGTTTCAGAGCAAGCAGAAAAGACGGCGAGAAAGATATTAAAAAGGCTGAATGCTACATGGAAAAATTAATGGAGCTGGAAAAGTTGGAGGATTCCGAAAACAATATCAGCAGCATGACAACAACGTATTTTAAGTAAGGAGTAAAAGCAATGATTAATGTAATCAAAATTCAGACGGAAATTATTAAGACACTCATAAAGAACGGTAGATGTACTTGGTATGAGTGTAATGATGGAATGTGGGTAACAACGGACGGATTTTGTGCTTACAAGATATTAAAGTCACAATTTTTTGTTGACGTATCAAAAATCGAGCCGTGGAAAGGATTTTCAGAAACTCTTTCACAGTTTAAAAATTCTAATGAAGCAAAATCAACCGGAGAAATGAAAATACTTGAACGTTTCAATGTTGTTAAATTTATGACAGCTGACGGTGAAGAACACTGGTTACAGGAAAAGTACGCTAAACTTTGTGACAGTTGGTGGGTTAATAAACATACGTTTTACGGTTGCAATGGTGGAATACTGGTTGTAATAGCTATGGAGGTGAATATGAATCATGTTAAAGATTGAAAACATTATCAATTTTGGGTGGGAAGCTGCTATATGTGGAATGCGTAACCCAATGAACAGCTGGGATAAGAGTGATAGTATTTTTAATGTGTATTTACCATTAAAAATGAGAATCGGCAACAACGATTTAAAGCTTATGCAGTCACTTGTTAAAGCCGGAAGTGACCACAGCAAATTCATGCGCATGATTAATGTAACGTGTGACATAACCGCCCCTTTGTATTGGTGGAAAGAGTTCGACACCTATAAAGTGGGTACTGTTCGCAATTCATGTTCTACAATGCACAAAATTCATTCAAAGGAATTTACCCTTGATGATTTTTCGCATGAACATTTATTCAATATGTTCGAAGAAGCATTGCCGTATTCGGAAAATATAGCATATTGCTGTAATGGAATTGGAGCATTAGAACAAATAATTGAAGTTTTAAACGCATTTAGAACAAATTATCTTGAAACGAAAGATAAAAAGTATTGGTGGAATATGATACAGCTGCTGCCGTCCAGCTATAATCAACGTGCAACAGTGCAGCTTAATTATGCGGTACTGCGTAATATGTATCACAGCAGAAAGAATCATAAACTTGACGAATGGCGTGATTTTTGCGCCTGGATTGAAACGCTGCCGTATTCAAAGGAGCTGATTTGCATTGAATAACGCTTGTTATTTTGATAAATCTAAATATTATTGCGCTGCATTGACAGTCAAAAATTGTGACGGCTGCACATTCAGAAAAACCGAAAAGGAATATAATGACGGTGTTGAAAGCGCAAAAGAAATTTTGAAAGCAAAAGGTTTAATTGCAGTTGAAAAGAATATTGACGGAGTAAACTGTATGAGTACAGAAAGGGTTTAATTATGACGATAAATGAATATCAGAAAGAAGCTTTGAGAACAGAAAGCGGAATGAACAAGGAATATCCGAGATTGTTAAACGGCTTAATGGGTTTGAACGGTGAAGCCGGAGAAGCTATTGACATTTTAAAAAAGCATTTGTTTCACGGTCATGAACTTGACAAAGAGCATTTAGCTAAAGAGCTGGGTGACGTTGCTTGGTACATTGCGATTAGTGCAGACGCACTTGATTATGACCTTGAAACGATATTGCAGATGAATGTTGACAAGCTGAAAGCAAGATACCCGGACGGCTTTGAAACTGAAAAGTCTTTACATAGGGCAAGCGGTGATATTTGATGAAATCACATTTAACAAGCAAACAGTCAATGAAAAAAGCTATTGACCGGGAATGGGAATCAAAGCAGAATGAATTTTTTGAATTATGCAAAAAAGACATATCAGCGCAAATTTTAGCGGTGTGTATGCTGACTTTAAAAACACGTTTCGGCTTTGGTAAAAAGCGCATGAATGATTTTTACAACGATTTTATCGGTACTTGTAAAATCATGGATAAAGACTTGATTTTCGGTAAAAGCTTTTCAACGGTCGATTGTATCGAAATGATTAAGAAAGATTATGGAATTGACCTTGACAGGGGGTTCTAAAATGGACATTGAAATTAATGTGAAAATGACGGTCAAAGGGGTTGCAAAAGAAGTTGTTGAAGTGGGTGCAGCTAAAGACTGCATGAAAATCTTGATAACTGAATCACTGGGTAAGAATGGTTACAAGTGTGAAATATCAGATATTTTTGTTAATAGTGTACAGAAATAAATGATTTTTGTTGAAAACCTTATTTTTGCGGTATAAGATGATTTTTTCTATCTTGAACCGTTGAAAATGCCGTAGGTACGGCGTTTGTCGGGATTTGCGGTATAAGATACGGTATAAGATGAAAAATCATCTTGAACCGCTGTAAACGCCGTAGGGAGTAGGGTTTGCGGTGTTGCGGTATAAGATGGAACACATTTCTTTATACTTACAACATTTTAAAAATCATTAAAAATTTTTGATGTTTTCTATATATAAAAGAAATATATAGTAATAGTTATACTATATTATACCCAGCGATTTAAAGCGTTAAAGTGAGGGTTTTGAAATGAAAGTTAATGAACTGATAGACAAAACAGCAAGAGCCGTTGTGTCAGAACTCAAAAAAGCTGACTTGATGAAAGAAAATAAGTTAGGCACATTCAAAAAAACTGAAAAAGTTTTATATCAATACCCGGAATGGAAAACAAGCGAAAGCAAGGACACACAAAAATTTGTGCAGCTGATTGACAGGGCATTGAAAAAAATTGAAAGTGATGATTACTATGAATTAATTGACTTGAAATATTTTCAAGGCTGGACACATGAAAGAATAGCTGAATATTTCGGAGTTGATGAAAAAAGTATACGGTATCACAGAAAAAGGCTTATTGAGTGTTTAAGACCTATCATTTTTTCAGATGAATTTATCAAGGAGCTTTACAGCTTATAACTCATTTGAAATTTAAATAAGTGCATTGAAAACTATGTTTATATAATAAAAGCGTCATAGAGGGCATTATAACGCCTTGTATGACGCTTTTATTTTTTAATAGTGTAATTTATACCCTAAATTTAGAACGCCTTAAAAGTGCCTTATTTTGCGTTTAACGGCGTTTCCGGTTTTATTCCGTTTTTATTCCGTTTTCATATCATTCAAAAAATACCGTACCGGGTATATAATTTTAGTACCGAGGTGATTAAAAATGATTGATGAAAAAAATATGGCTTTGGTCGTTGTGTTGTACATTGTCGGAATGATGATTAAGAACACAAAGAAAATTAATGACAAATATATACCGCTGATTTTAGGTGCTGTCGGTATAGTGTTGTCAATTCCGTTTAATTTTAGTGACGGAATTATAAACGCTATCATAAAAGGCATTTTGTGTGCCGGTATGAGCGTATACGGAAATCAAATATATAAGCAGTTGGAGAAAAAATGAATACGGAATTATGGGTTGCTTTATGTTCGCTGATTGGTTCTGTTTTAGGGGCATTCGGTGGAATCAATTTAATAAACTGGCGTTTGAAACAGCTGGAAAAGAAAGTCGAAAAACATAACAATTTAGTCGAAAGACAATACAAAATTGAAGAAATTCAAGCGGTATTAGCAGAGCAAATAAAAGTTGCCAATCACAGAATTGACGATTTAGAACACAAATAAAATTTTATAAGACTTTTATAAGACTTTTATAAGACTTATAAAAATAATTTTTAGGAGGTTTACAAATGAAAGTTGGTATTGATGTAAGTTATTCACAGGGCAATATTAATTGGGGTCATGTGACCGCTGATTTTGCAATAATCAGAGCCGGTTATGGCAGAGAAGTTTCACAGAAAGACAGTCAGTTTGAAAATAATTATGCCGGCTGTAAATCAAACAGTATTCCGGTAGGTTGTTACTGGTATTCATACGCTTTAACAGTCGAGGACGCAAAGAAAGAAGCTGCTACTTGTCTGTCAGTAATCAAGGGTAAGACCTTTGAATATCCGATTTATTTTGATGTTGAGGAATCAGCACAGGCAAAGCTGCCTAAAACACAAATGACGGCTATTGTAAAGGCTTTTTGTGATGAACTTGAAAAGGCTGGTTATTGGGTGGGTATTTACTCATATGCAAGCTTTTTAAATGACCATATCGACACGGCAACAAAGAAACGCTATGCCGTATGGGTTGCGCATACCGGTGTATCAGCTCCAAACTATAACGGCAGCTATGGAATGTGGCAGTATAGCCATGATAGCAAGGTGAACGGCGTTTCCGGAAATGTTGACATGAATAAATGCTATGTCGATTATCCGGCAGAAATCAAGAAAGCCGGCTTGAATGGTTTCAAAGCAAGTACTAACAAAGTTAATAACAACAAAACTGCTGTTAAAAAGCAGATTACACACACTGTTAAATCGGGCGAAAATCTGACGGTTATTGCTAATAAGTACAAAACAAGCATTGATAAAATCGTCAGAGATAATAAGAAAAAGTACCCGAAAATTACACGTGATTACATTCAAACAGGTTGGAAGTTGAAAGTGTAATGGACGAACCGAAAATTAAACCGCAATTAAAATTAGTGGCAGCTTACTATTGCGGTGAAGCTAAAGGAAACGCCGAAAAAGCAGCGGTTTTAGCCGGGTACTCAAAAAAGTATGCAAGGGGCAACGCTTATAAGCTGGTGGCAAGAAAAGACGTCCAGGAATACATAAAATATTTGAACAGCTTGACACAATACAGCTTGCAAAAACACATTGCAAGCATTGAAGAAATTCAAGCTTTTTGGACTGAAATTTTCCTTGATAAAAAACAAAGAACGTCTGATAGATTGAAAGCGTCTGAGCTGCTGGCAAAATGTAAAGGTGCTTTTAATAATGATTGGTAACTGTAAGTTAGAGGTGATTAAATGGCACATGAAAAAGTGTATGGAATATGTGACAGCAAATGCAAAGTTGAAGTATTACCGAAAGAACAGGCATTCGGAATAACAAAGGTATTTAAAGATACAGAACCGCAAGCGTCAGTATATTTGCCTTTTCCGAAAAACGGTGAAAGACATGTTTTCGCTAATACAGTAGGTACAATGCACGTTGGTGATTTACCTATTGGCATTGAGGATAATTATTATTCTGAAATCGTTGTCAGACTTAAAACAAGAGTTTCAAAGCCGTCAAATTTTCTTAATATTCCGGGTGTACGATATCTGAATAAGAATTTGAATGTAAGTAATTTTGATGTGCTGCACTATCATTTTACTTATAACGGAATATGTGTTTGCTGCTATTGCACAGGCTATACAGATGAAAGTATTGTGATTTGATGTTAAGTGATTTTTACAGGACTAAGGAATGGCGTGGTTTATTAGCCGTATTGAAAAATGAACGCATAAACGAAAACGGCGATATTATTTGTGAGCATTGCGGAAATCCTATTGTAAAAGCTTATGACTGCATAGGACATCACACAATAGAGCTTGACGAACACAATTATATGCTGCCGGAAATATCCTTGAATCCAGAGCTTATACAGCTGGTACATCATAGGTGTCATAACATCATACATAATAAGCTGGGATATGCACAAAGACAGGTATATCTTGTATATGGTTCTCCGTTGTCGGGCAAGTCAACATTTGTTGCTGACAGTATGTCAGAGGGTGACTTGATTATTGACATAGACAACATATGGGAATGTGTGTCCGGGTGTGAAAGATATATCAAGCCTAACCGCTTGAAGTCATGTGTATTTGACATAAGAGATAGTTTAATAGACATGGTTAAGGTAAGGCGTGGTAAATGGCTTAATGCTTATATAGTCGGTGGTTATCCGCTGGTTGGAGAGCGTGAAAGACTAATTAAAAGCCTGGGTGCAAGAGAAATATTTATTGATACAGACAAGGACGAATGTATCAGACGTTTACATGAATGTGATGATAAACGTGACAAGGACGAATGGGAAAAATTTATTTTCGACTGGTGGGAAAAATACTCCCCCCGGTAAAAAATTTTTTAATGTGGCTGGGTACTGTTGGGGGGAACTTCTTT